CTCCTTGCACTATGTGCTCAACTTAACAGCAAGTTTGTAACTCTCGAAGTTAGTCAATCCTCGAGGGTCACTACCGTACTGGTTAGTCGTCCCCGTAGCGCCTGTCGTTTCACGAATGTAGAGCACGTACTTTCGTAAACTACCTTCCGAGGGAAGTCCGTACTTATCGTACTTCAGCCAGAGTTTAACCAGCTCTTCGAACAATGGGTGATACTTGCAGTTCTCCAGGATGCTCAAACTGCGAATGGAAAAGTAATCTTTTCCGGCAATGTCGAATGATTCGAACTGGGCGAAGCTTGGAGGATAAACTAAATGTCTAAGAGCTCTAAAAGTAGGATACACACCTACAACTTCGCTGCGTCTCATATAATCAGGATGAAACAGCATACGTAAATACAGATAGTGATCATCTGCAATTACTGTCTTACTGGGGTTCAGCTCCATGCCACAATCTGCGTAACGTTTGAAGATTATGTCTGGTTCGGATGAAGCACTAGCAAAGTCATCTCCCAGAACTTGACGTAGAGGTTGCCCTAGTACCTTATCGTTGCCGACACTACCGACAAGATTAGTACCTCGGGAGCCAGACGGAATACCGTGAGGACCATTCTTGACGTAGCCTGGCAAGACTAAACCTTTATGACCAAAACGATATCTAATTTCATAGAGTAGAGAGTAATTCATTCCGCCTTGAAACAAGTAAGACATCTCGTCGAATACCTTATCCTGTAAAGATATTCCGAATGTGGTATCAAATGCCGTAATATCACCGGATACACACTTTTGACCCAACCGCACTGTCTCACTGAGAAGATAAGTCATTGCGGTATTCACGGACTCAGGGCCGTTCATAGCTGAAAAGTGATTAAGTTTGCGATAATAGCCGAATAAAGGTTCAAAGAATCTAGTTTCTTGTATAATATCGGACAGAGGCATGCCCTGAACAAGTCTAGTTTTACCTGAATCTTCAGTCCGTACAAATGGCACAAGAGGCCAGTTTTGGGAGTACATGGAATCCAGATCCTGTAGTGTTTCTGCTAAGGCATTACGCTTCTTACCAAGAGTTGGAAGTCCTGCATTGGTAGAGAGCTTAATCAACTTTACGGCATTATCGACAGACATAGGACGCAGAATACCTTTGTCTGAGGACTTAAGAGGAAGATTGGACAAGTGATCACAACTTGTAGTAGCGTTAGTAAATGAACTTAGAACAGTATCCTCAATCTCCGAAAACGGTTTCGCTACGGATCGAGGTCCATACTTATCTCTCTCCCCTTCCTCTATGCCGATCAATACATCATTCATTAAATTAGAGTGTTCGTCGAATATCTTAACCCATTCATCGAACAAAACGTCTGGTCCGACCCGTTCCGCAACAGGCGTGATTAGAACCTCACTGTTTCCTCGCTCTAACCGTGAAAGAATTATGGAAAGCTGATTCCACTCATTGGGGCCTAAAGCGTCACGTAGTTCCGCAAAACTCCAGTCCTTAGAGTTATAGGTTTGCATTTCTTCTTATTAATTAATGAACGGTATTATAACTCTTCTTTGGATCCCATAGAATCCGTATTCTTAGTCGATGACTTTGAATTCGACCGTCTAGAGCGACTAGATCTAACTTCTTTACCTTGAACGATACCGCTATTGGCTTTAGGAATGTTTGCAATATCCTCAATCATAGCGAGATCTAAGAATTGTAGAGAAGCTTCTAGAATAGACTTAGGGCTCAGTAAAATACATCTTTCCGTGCCAAACTTTTGATAAGCATGCCATGTGTTAGACGTAAGAGTAGTCGTATAAGTGTTACCAGCTAAACATTGATAACGGTTTGTCAGTTCGACTGGCTTGAACCCTTTTCCAAGTGTTATATCATCAGTGAAGACATAGCAACTTGTCAGGAATTCTAATTCTGGGCCGTACGGACTAACATTATCCATGATAGATCCGACAGACACATTAGTTCCCATAAGAGTTTCTGGTGCGAAAAGCCCAGGTCCTTTGTCACCATTTTGGTAAGTAGGACGAAGCATTGCGGCAAGCCATCCGTCTGGTGCATCCGTATGCAGATTGTAAGTTACCTCCGAGTCTCCATTCGGTACAAGAGGGAAACTGATAACTGAGTGCTCTCCTGTAGGAAATGCGTGTGTAGCTTTGTAGCTAGCATTTGCAAAGAAAGTCGTCCAGTTAGGATCTACCTCTGGTATTGAAGTGTACTCATAAGGTTCAAAGTCAAGCCAATTTCCAATAGCCTTCGATAGTACATTGGAAATTTCTCTTGATGAATCTAAACCTTCTATGGCGCGTTGTACCATGCCTAAGCTATTAGACGTGCCAAACTGTGTGAAGTTAGAAGGCGTCTGTGGGCTCGGTGGATAGAAGAACCACGGACAAATCTTCATTAAAGGCGACGTAGGCAGATGATTCTGTCTATAATTACCATACATCCAGTAAGTCCACTTGTGAATGAAGGGAGGGATCGCTCTAGACATAATCGATTTACGAAGCATGAACAGCTGATTGTAGTCACTCGGTGTAAGTGCGTCTACTAAAGCATCCATGCCCGCGTTACGATTACGTTCGTCATTGGTAAATACAATGATACTTCTATAGAAGTAATAAACAGAGCAGGCAAATATACAGTTGTTGTAATACTGAACTAAATTATTAGTAGTAAGTACATCTTGTACACGGTTAGTCCAAGTTACTTTCCTAGATACGTTAGAGTTCCAGGCGTCGGTTACTACTCTAGCGAAGTAAGCGAAGAGCTGATCGTCCATTCCGCCAGGAACATTATTGATAAGTAGTGGAACACCACCTTTCATAATTAATGGAACAGATTTCTCTTGTCCATCACTGAAATAACGTACAGTTCCAGGAAAGCGGATATCAGTATCGAATCTAACATCCTTTGGTGGAAGGTTAAGACTTAAACCACCTGGATTAAACCTTGATCCCTGTGAATAACCGGGTTCGGAAACTCCACCATCGCCGTTATCAGGAAACTCCATTTTGGCCGAAGACGGACCTCCTCTCTGAGCTCTATCTTGTTGTTGACCTTTTAGGAAATCACCCGCTGCTTTAAAAGCTTCGGCTGCTGTGTCGAATTCCATCCCAGTTGTAGAGCGAAAACGCGCTCTTAAGATGTCGATACCTGCCTTACCAGCACCAGTTATAACTCTATCAGCAAAGTCTTCCATCATACCGCTATTAGGGCGGTTAAATGACTTGCCCAGGATAGGTTCTCCAGAAGGATTCTGTGTAAACAGTTCACCCTTACTAATAGTAGCAACATACTCTCCATAAGTCGGGAAACTCCCGTCTGTTTCTTTGCTTGTATCCCCTTCCCATTCCTGTAAGAATAAGTTATAGTAGTCCTTGGTAATCAGAGCCATATAGATTTCTGCTTCTATAGACTCAGTTTGATTAAGTTTAGTATCTTTGTTTACTTTGTTCTCGTCAGACATAAAGTAGTTGTTAGGTTGACTAGTCCCGAAGTTGGAAAACACCCTGAAAACCCAGAGCCAGGTTCCCTATCGAGAAAACTTGGATCCTGTGTTGGATAAGTGGTTTTGAT